CAGCTCCCCTCTGCCGGTTTTATCCGACAGACCGGTCAGAACGTTCCAACCGGACAGTCTGTGTCCGAGAACACAACAAAGAGATGCTAATCGGGAGCCAGGACGCGGCACCGGAAAGGGTAGAACCCTTCAGGACCGCTATTAGCCTAGGCTCTCGGCACCTATGCGGTGAGGCTTACCTTTTCCCCGTGCTCGAGAGCACGAGAAGCCGATAAATCCTCTCGATAAGGGTCTCCCCTTACCTCCGTATAGGTGTTAGCAATATCTCAAAAGCTGCACCTTCGGCGATCGTGAAGTACGCTAAAGCTGTCGTCTCCACTACATACGGAAGAGCCACGAGTGGCTTCTCAGTAACGTAGTCTTGATAATAGCCCGCGTAGGCCATGTCGTCGTCAGACCGATAGAGGATGTTAACACCTCTACCGGTATTGATCACAGTAAGATCGATCGCGGTGGTTACCACGGTTGTACCTTTCTGCGGCGAAGCTTGAGAGAATTTCTCTTTGGTGATCTGGTCGGATCACTGAGATATTCTTCTGCCTCACCACGGTTCAAGTGGAAAAACAGGAGTCTATCTTCATCTAAAAGCTCATCACTGAGCTTTTTCGATCCTACAGTTAGAGTCTGCACTAATTCATCGAAGGTGTTGGTGTCTTTGTTCCAACGTCGAAATGAACTAGGGGCTCCGTGTCTGTAGAAGTGCCAACCAAGACCAGAGCACGTCTCCTGAACCATTGGTAGCTTATACATCTTGTCGATGTAGTCCGCTATTTTATGGGCTGTCATAAGCATACCGTTCTTAGCAAAACGGTTTGCCATGTGAACCCAGGAAACGAATTTCTCTGCGTCTCGGTGTGACGTAGGTGGATCACGACGCAAATAGACGGGAGTCACTAAGACCCCGTTAAAATAGTCATGACCACACGACTCTCGGAATGGTCCTTTGTAAAAGGACTTCTTTGAGTTTACCTTTAGGCCGAAGGCCATCAGGTACTCCGTCACTTTAACGATGCAGTCCGAGGGGACGACGATGTCATCTCCAAAGACCAGTATATCCTTTCGGACGTTTTCGAACGCCTGTAGGGACTTAGGCCTACCCGCTCTGTTGAAGACCTTCCGCTCATCACAAACTGCAGCGATGCAGATCATGAGAAAGCAGAGAGCCTCCACTGGAAAAGTTAGGGCAGAACCCATCGAAGCATACTTCCGCAGCGGGAAAACTTCCCCGTCTGGCATCATAGCCCTAGTCGAGCGACACCCGTAAAGGTGCCGCAATAAGACTGGACTATGCCGGAATACGGCCGCAACCAGCTTGACGCTGACACGGTCGGACGCTTCGGAGAGGTCAATAGTAGCAAGACTGCCATCGATTGAACCTCGCAGAGCAGCTACCTGGTTGGGTCGCTGGTCGTTGAAGTTCAGGTGACGGATCAGGGGTCTCCCCCTTCTTACTGGCTTGGTGCCAGTGACTAGTCTTACACGTTCAAGGCTTCTCACCAACCGAGCAGCAGTAAGCTGTTGGGCAAACTGCATAGCAGTTGGTTCAACGCAGATGATGCGTGAAGTCTTCATCGTCTTCGGGACAGAAACCACCCTCACGGGTAGCTCGTCTCTAGGTACAGTGACTTCTCTGTTCGACTGGTGTGCGGTTGAGAAACCGTACAAATGTTCCCAGCTGAACAAATCATCCCATCTCGATAAGAACTCGCGTCTCCGGTACTTCTCGTTCGCCCACGCTTTGTCTGCGGTGGCGCCCGGGCCGTGCCGAGGAAGTATCGATTCGTCATCGATAGCTTCGACGAAGAACTTTTCTATCTCCGGAAAGAACCGGCGACAGACGTAGTTCAACATCGTAGCCTTGTCCTCATCGGGATCAGGCAATCTGCGAAGACCGTTATCTAACTCATGGTAGGAGTTCTGAGCCTTTTGATCCCTCTCGGGGTCGCAGACTTTGAACACCTTCTTGTACCACAAGCAGATTTGCTCTATGAACTTAAAAGCAAGCGGGTCTGGATGCGCCAAAAGCGCTCCGGTCTTCGCGTCGAAGATACGACACGTCAACCCGTGCAAGAAGCACGGTAAGACGGATGTACGTTTAGGTCTCTTCCGAAACCTTGCGTAGATCGAGGTCGCAATCTGTCCATCTTGTTGGCTCGATGTGAGCCACTCGAAGAACAGAGGAAGGGTGATTCCGAGAAAGGATTCACCCTCATCTTCGAAACGCTTCAAGATAGTTTTCTTGTCGCGTTCTATACTAGCACAAGTAGTTAAATGTGCTTCATCGAGTTGTGTCAGAAGGATCTCTAGGCTTTTCATTGTGTCTCCTACGAAGGAGGTTTACAATCCTTAGCCTAAC